ATTTTTGATTCCAAGTAATCCGAAAATTCTTTTTTGTATTTTTCTAATGATTCTTTCGTATCACTAATATAACCATTATGAACTGCAACAATTTTACCGTCTTTAAAACCTAAACCATTTACGTGATTTTTTAGAATTGAGATTTTGGTTCTAATTGCAAATGAAATTTTTCTACCATTTTTGGTTGCATCTATATGTGATATACCGGCCTTTTTTTGATTTCCAAATAAAAACACTAAACTACTTGCTAACCAAATAGCCTCGCCACCCTTACTTTTAATTTCAGGTTGTCCGAAGGGGTTATCGGGTAAAAGTACCCATGGTTGGTTCACAACAACTAAGGTATTGTAGTAAGGATAATCTTCTTTTTTTGACTTTGATATTCTTGAGTGTATTCCCATACCAATTTTATCTGCCAAAACTTTAGCGTTATGCATACCACCCCCAGCACCATCAAAAGTTTGTTTACAGGGAATCGAACCAATTGAATCCCATAGAAATAATATATTATAAGGGATGTCACCTTTTTCTTGGGCATTAATTATTTCGTTAATAAACTCAGTTGCTTGTTCAATGTACTCGAACGAGTCATTAAAAATAAACATACCTTCCCACTCATCCTCTTCATTTTTTGTTGCCTCAAGACCTAATTCAACCGCATGTTCCCAATTCCATTTTTTTTCAGTAATAATAAAAACGGGTAAATGTCCTTTTCGTTGAGCATCAGCGGCTGCAAGGATCATTGCGGTAGTTTTAGAACTGTTTGAGTGACCTAAAAACATATTTATACCACCCATGACAGGTCCAGGAAGTCCCGATGCCTCCATAAATGCCTCACCACAATTATAAAAAGATTCGGGTTTATATTTTGTCTTACTTGAGAACTTTGACTTTATGTCATCAAATTTGAATTCTCGTTTTCTAATTGCCATTGTTATTCGTAGATTTTTAAATTACTGATTGTTTCTAATTTATCTTTTGCATTTGTAAGTTGTTCTACTAAATTATCCATTTCTTCAGTATGTTGTGGGTGTTCTCCAATACCTACCGGGGATGTAAAGTAAATTTGAAGTCTTGCCTCCGCATCCGCAATTTCCGCTTCGTATTTTTTAACTAATGCTTCTTTAAGTTTTTTTGCAACAAATTCGTTCATTTTTTTTTATTTAAAAGTTAATATAAACCCCCACTTTTGGTGGGGGGTTTTGATTGTAATTAATCCTAGAATGGAAGTTCATCATCCTCTTGATCGAATTGTTGAGGATCTTCTACTTTTGTTTGGGTCGCATTACTACCACCCATTGAGACTTGTGACTCAGTAAGGTTACCATAAACGTATGATCCTTTCTCTGAATCCCACCGTGGAGTTTCTCCTTTAGCAATTGCTTCAAGGTACTCAACAGGTTTTTTAGAATAAACATCCTGCCAAGTTAACTCATCATTTACCCACGAATCTGATGTTTGTGAATCAGAACTAATTGGACTTGGGTCGTCATACATTACAGTCTGGATAACTGTATAAAATGCCCCTTTTGGTGTTTTAGCCTTGGTTAATTCCAAGATCAAATCACGTCCATTAGATGGGTCGGTGATATCTCCTTTTGCCTTCCAAATAGGGATAATCTTATCAAGAATACCTTCTTGTTTGTAGTTGTGTTTAAATCTCCAAAATTTAACACCATCTTCCGGATTATCTCGATCAATAACTTTTACAATATAAAATTTTCTTGGTTTATATTGTTTAGCAAGTTCTTTGTCGGATTCTTTTCCAGTAGACATTAATGCCTCATATACTTCTGTTAATGGGGATCTTTCATTGTCATTTTTTTCCGGGTCATAAAATTTTTGCCATTTACCGTCCACTTGAATTTCGTGGAACCACACTTCTTTAAAAGGTGAAGTACCATCAGAGGTTGGTAAGATTCTGATTTTTCTTTGTCCTTGTTTCTCCGATTCTTTAAGAACCGCAGCAAAGTACTTTTTCAATCTTTCTTCTTGAGACATTCCCGAGGTGGATGATGCACCCTTTTTTGAATTTTCGTACTGGGAGAGTACTGCGTCTAAAACATTTGTCGCCATAAATTAAATAATTAAAAGTTTATGTGATAATAATAAGAAAAAAAAATAGTTGTGTCAACAGGGTGATAAAAAAAAAAGACCACTTTTTTGTGATCTTTCTTTATTTACTAATAAAATTTTCTAAAATTTTCTTCGTCTTGGAACTCATCGAAGGTGTCTCGAATTTCTTTTGGTGAAAATTCTTCAACTTCGTCAGTAGTCAAAACATACTGGTCTTTTCCTGTTTTTTGAAAATCTTCTTCTTTGTCTTGAAAGAAATCTGTAAGTTTTTGATTGAACGGTCCGGAATCAATACTTCTGAGTTCCAACTTTTCTTCAGGTGTTTTGGGTCTCATTTTTTCAATCTTAGATTCCAAACTATTAAGTTTATCAACTAATTGATCCATATCCGCTAGTTTTGTTTCTAGATTCTGAAGTTGATTAAATAAATTGTTAAAGTATTCTTCTTGTTTTTCTGCAGATTGTTTTTGTGTATCTACTAAGTCAGTAATTTCAAGATTGATTTCCTCATCTTTACCAAGTTCTTCAACCTCATCGTCAGTTTCAATATCCACTTTCTCCGATTCTGTTTCACCTGTTACTGGTGCTGCGGGTGGTGCAACTGGGGGTGCTCCTACATCCCCTGCTGGTTCAGGTACTAAAGCACCTAAATCAGTTGGTGGTCCTGCAGTTTCCTCTTCACCTGGTAAAGGAACAGGTGCTCCTTGTTCTGTAATATATTTATTAATTCTTTTATATCTTGTAATTTCTTCTAAAATTTTTTTTCCTGCACTCATTACTTAACCATTTATTAATTGTTTTATGCCGGTTTTTGTTTCGACGTTGATTTTTCTATTTTGATTCACTGTATTATCAACCCTCTCAATTAAACCATCTTTCATTCTTATAGTGTAACAATCTCCTGTATCCAAATCACAGACTTGTTTGGATCCATTACCCAAATCTTTTTCAGTAATTTTGGAATCTTTTCCTAAATAACTGTCTAATATTAATTTTGTGTTCATAATTTTTTATTTATAAATACTTCAATATACAATAAAAACAATTAAGTAATGTTTAATAACCCGTAAAAATAATTAAGAGCAGTACTAAATTTGTTTTCTATTGTTTTTTTATCTTGCTCACTCATTTGGTCATAAACGTCTGATGGTTGGTTTTTAGGAAAATTCAATATATAGGTTTTAGTGAAAACTTGTACTCTTGTTACTTTATCTTGTGTTGGATTGGCACTCACTAATGATGGTGCCAAATTTTTAGTCAAATCAACTAGAAATGATATAAAAGCCCCAGAATTATCAAAAGATGCTAAGGGTACATTGAGTGTTTGTCCTTGTGAAGTACAAAAATATTTTTTGTTAAAATTGGTTTCTCCGTTTTGTGAAAAGGATTCTTGAAGTTTGATCCCAGCGTAATTAAAATCAGGTGCTGTGAATTTATTTCCATCGAAACTATTAATATAAATTATAGAAAACAAAAATGCAATTAATTCCTTTTGTTGAGAAAGTTTATTTACATCATTATAAGACGGATATCTGTCTAAAACACTTTTAGTAATATTATCACCTAATATTGTTGGTGTAACTTGTCTGTTAGTTGGGGTGACGGGTACAAATTTATTTATGTAGACTGAGTTCAATTTATCTTTACACTCTTGATTTTTAGTCAATGTACCAATTCCATTGACTACACTATTAACAATTGCTTTTTGTTGATTGAAAATATTGTTGGGACTTTTTAGTGCTGCGACTTCATTTTTTTCAATTTGTTCTTTGACTGATTTTAGTATTTTGGTTGATAAACCTTGTAAAAAAGAATCAATTTTTGGAATACTGTAAAATGGTTGTCTAACTCCATCAAAAGTAGTTGTGAAACCATTATCACTTATTCTATGTTTGACACTGGTGATCATATATGGTCCTGAAAACATTGGTACATTTCTTAAATTAAAATACATAAGGGGTTGAATCAGTGCGTTTCCAAGCATATCCACAGAACATTTATATGACCTGTTTCTATACAAATTAAATAAAGACACACTTTGTGATGACTGACTTCTGTTTCTGTTTAGGTTTGCCATTTGGTTTAATATTTCCAAACTCTCTTGAGTGGGTTCTCCCACCTCTTGAGAAACATCAAATTGCGTGAAAATCTGTTGATTTTGT